CAGTTTCAACCTGACTTTCAAATGACGGATTGGCGTACTCACCAAAGTTTACGGATACCTCTATTCCGTCAACAATTCCCTTGCCGTTAAGCTCACTGTCGGCATTCAGCACAGCATTTACAAGGCTCTGCATAGCGTTCTCGGTGAGCTCAACAAGGTTCTGTCTTGTATATAGAGTTGTTTTCTCTTTTTCTCTCTGTGCCTCGGCATTATCAAGTTTTTTGGTATCAATACCGAGCGTTGACGGAGATATAACACCTTGTAAACAAAGGTCAAGTGCGGTGATGTATGAACTTAAATAGCTTTCGTGCTGAATCTGCGGACTTTCGGTGTAAATCCTATTGCCGTTGCCGTTTTCCGACATATCGTTTCCTACTGCAATAAATCGGTTGTCAAACGGATTTGGCGATATCGGCTGACAGGTTTCGGGATTTCGAGGGATAAGACATTCAGGCACATACTGCTTTGTTCGGCAGGCTCTTAAAGCGTCCATCCACTGCGACCACACCTCGTCAAGGCTGTCGAAAGCGTCTGTTTTTATGCCAATAATGCCCGCACCTATGCCCTTGTGGCACGATTTGCCGTAAATAACCGGTACTGCCCACATATACGATGTATCAAAGGTTACACCGTTGCTGTCTATCCAATCAAGTGCCTTAACTGTGTGTAAATCGACCTCTCTGCCGTTATCGTCATAGAGGGCATATTTTATATAGCCGTAACCGTAGGTTTCCTCAAAACGGAAATGTCGGTGATTTTGCGTGTAATCGGTATAAAACTTAACTTCTCTGATTCTGCCGCGCACATAAGTAAAGTCGATGTTTTCGGCAGGATACCATTCAACAATCGGAACATCTGATACAGCCGTGTCAAAGCTGACCTTAAAAGCACCGTCACCGACAACACATAGGTCAAGGAGCATTTGCTTTATTACACCTGCGAGTTTGTTTTCTTTCTCTATCTCCGCCCACCGTTCGGCATAAGCTGTCGTATTTTTGCTTGTAACCTCTGTACCGTTATAGTCTGCAATCACAATATTAGCGAGTGTATCGCAAATGAGAGCGGGCAAGCCTGTGTGGATTTTTCGTATTTTCAGCCCTTTGGTACACTCGGCAGACCAAAAGCGTGTTTTGTCGCTGTCAAGCTGTGTGTAAAGCTGTGAAAGCTGTCTGCTGTTGCCCCAATACCAAATGCGGTTGGTAAAGCATTCAGTTTGATGATTGCTCGTTTCGTCAACGGTTATCGTTCTGTCGGGCGCTTTAGTGATATGTAAAAAATTTCTTAATCCTGTTCTGATTGTATCAGCCATTCTGTTTATCAGCCCCATTTATTTCACTTCCAATAATATTTTTAAACGGCAGCCACGCATATTGACTGCTATTTATGCAATGGTCGTGGCCGTCCTCGGGTGTGTTGTCTTTATCTTCTCGCCAGCTGTAAATTTCAAACTCGGCAATTGTATTCTTGCAATGCTCAAGCACAAGGAAACAATCTTTTGCGAGCCAGCCGAGAACAAGGTTAATTCTGTCAATAATCTTGGTTTTCTTCCAGGCATTTGCGAAGTCATAAATGCAGCCGTGCTGTCGCTTGTACTTTTGATATTCTGTAATCGTTGCTTGGTCCGCATTATCAATAAAAGCAGTTCTCGCAAAGCCCCACTCCTCACGGTTGCGGTCAAGAAAATCAATGAAATTTCGTACCGTATCACTCGGAGCAATCGGAGTTTGAAGTTCGGCATTGTTATACACCCTCTCGTCAAGCTGAATACACTTGCCCTTGTTTGTAATACCGAAAAAGGTCATTGCGATTGTGTCGGGTGACTTCTGCGAATATGCGGTGTCAAGTCCTGCCGTAAACTGAATAAAATGCTCGCTTTTGCGGTCGGAGTTTAAAAACCGCTTTGCCCATTCTTTTGTTTTTATGTGCCTTGCCCTCTCAAAGTTTGAGAATACAAGCCCTGTTGCCCTGCCTCGCAATCCTAAGATTTTGTTTTTATAAAGCTTTGTTCCTTTTGGAGCAGAGGCTTTTTTCTTTTCAACCTGTTCGGGTGTAAGGCTTAAATTATCGGTAAAAGAAAAGAACCAATACCGCCAATTCGGTACGGGTTCTTCGGTAAGTTCTGCCATAATCTCGGGCGGAACATCGTTTGCGTATTTCTTAAACGGTCTTGAACGGTTTACAAATTCCTTGTAAACCGGCAATGACGGGTCATCGGGGTTAAGCGTTGCAAGCAAATAGTCATTACGGGTTGACATCTCTCGGATAAACTCAATATCTGCGGTGTTTATCTCATCAATATACACACAGCCAAACTGTGCACCGAGTACCATTTCCCATTTATCTCGACTGCTGTAGCCGAGAATATAGATAATTTTGCCCTCAAACTTGATATGCGGCAGTTTGTAATCCTTGTCGCCGTTACCGCAGTAAACAGCGTTTCGGTGCAGGTCAAGAATACCATTGTCCTGCTGAATGATAGTTTCCTCCGCCTTGCCGGTTGTCTTGGCGGCAATGGCATGTATCTTTTTGGAACTTTGCGACACCATTCGCATAAACTTTACACCGGCACCGACCGTTGTCTTGCCGGAAGCAGTAGTTAAGTACCCTCAAGAAAATCCGCACTTACATTGTTTACGCTGTTGATAAAATCTATATATTTTTGTGACAATGGGAATTTACTCGAAGGCATTTACATCACCTCCAAAAGCTCATAACCAATAGGCTTTGTTGCTCCGTGAAGATAGTTGTATATCGTCTTTTCATTTACCCCTAGCTTTTTGGCGGCTTCTGATTTAGAACCAAAAACACATTGAACTTTGCCGTTAACGATCATTTTCAGCTTCTTCTTACAACGATTTTGTGCTTTGACAATGTTGACTTTACATTCTTCTCGATAATCAGCCTTAGTTCTATATGCGTGTTCACTATTCTCTTGCGGCGTGCACCATTCAAGATTATCAACAACATTGTTTTCTTTGTTTCCGTCAATATGATTAACATATGATTTGCCCTCAATAGGCGGAAGAAAAGCTTCTGCAACAAGTCTATGAACGTGAACAACTGTAGGTTTTTCATAGGGCACAGTACCCGTTCGTAAATTAACTCTCAGATAGCCGTTGCTTGCCTTACGCTTACTCAGAACATTACCTGAAATATTGTTGCGAACATTTCCGTAATTGCTTACCGAGTATCTTTCAAAACCCTTTAATGTAACTTTCTTGAATATCTCTTTCATAGTTGTAACCTCCAACTTATTTTGTATCTTATTCGTCAAGCCCCTCACCGCCTAACTGTCTGAACACATCAGAGAGCTTTTCGGATTGCTCAACCTTTGCATCAACCTTGACAATGTATTCACCCGTCATTTTGTTGAGTGTATCAATCGCACGAATACGGTCTGACGGGTCCTGCTCGGCACTCTTTGCAATGTCAGAGAGAGCAACCTGTCTGTCCTTAGCACTCATAATGCGTTCATCTTTGAGCTTGTCGGATAACTCTTTGATGTATTTTGAAACTCCAACATTCTCCAACAATTCATACGCTCTTGCGTTTGCGTAATTTTCTGAATATCCTGCCTGTATCGCACTCTGAACGGTGTTACCGCTCTGCGCATAATATTCCGCAAACTTCCTCTGTCTTGCATTTAATTTGTCTTTCACGGTATCACCGCCCTTTCGATTTTTCGATACAGCAAAACCGCCCTCAACGAGAGCGGTCTGCCGTTATTTTTGAAAAAGGAGAACTACAAAATGTCTCTTATTATCGATTTCTTCATTTTATATTATATCACCCTTAGAACGGAAAAACGGACAAATTTACCAATGGTGGCGGTTGCACATTTTTCTTATGTTATCCGGTGTATTTATTCCGCCTGTATCAACTGCTATCTTCGCCCAGCTGTATCGCAGGCTAAGGTGCATAAATAAGCAGTTCTCCACAAAATCGTCACGAGATAGGCTGTTGAGTGCTGCGTTTCGGCGGATTTCAAGGTTTTGTATCTCCCTTTGAATATCTGCAATCTGCACCACCGCATTGCCGACCTTGTCAGATGTTTGACTTGCACTCGGTAAATCCGACAGCTTAGGCGATGTATTGTCAGCCTCGGCGGCTATGCGTGCAATCTTAGCTTTTAACCTCGTAATTTCTCGGTTTATGTCTTTGATTTCTTTTGCGGTCATTCTTCCACCTCACTTTCAGTACCATTTTTCCCACTTTTATGTCCCAAAATTGGAGGTATTGGTGATAATTTAATTATCTCGTTAGTTTTAACATCCGTTTCATTCCATTTAAAAACCAAAATTCCATATGGTTTCAAAATTCTGAAACATTCCCTAAACCCTTGAGATAAATCATCTTTATATGTATGTGGGTTAAGTTTACCGTACTTTTTTGCCAACCAAGATTTATCCCCTACTTTGATTAGATGCGGTGGGTCAAATACTACTAAATTAAACGTATCATCTTTAAAAGGGATATTCCTGAAATCGGCCACAACATCAGGTTTGACAGTAAATTTACGGTTATCCATGAAGACTACATCTGGGTTATGTTTATCAAAGTAAAACATACGGCCTCCACAACAAACATCTATGCAATGATGTACTTTCATTTATTTTAATTCTCCTTTAAAATTCCATCTTTTGTAAAAGTACGTCCGCACTCTCCGCATTTTACACATACAATTCCGTAACTGTCTGGGTTTTTGCATTCGTCACTAGCATAATAATCTGCAAACAAGTTCTTTTTATCGTAATCCTTAAATTTTTCAAGCTCCTTTTCCATACGATACAGTTCAAAATCTATTATTTTGCCCTTAATCTCTCTCGCCGTCAATTCGTATCTACCTCACTTTCAAGCCATTTTTTGATTGCATATACGCAATCTGTTCGAAGGTTGCTAGATGTACAATGCGGTGCATAAAAACTTTGATATGAACAATGGTTGCAGTATGTAAAATGTTTTTCACTTGCATCAAGCAACATTTCCGCCATATCCTCAACGCTCATCTGCTTTATCTTTTCAAAATTTGTCATTTTGCCTGTTCTCCTTTATCAAACAACATCTTTTATATTTCTTTCCGCTTCAATCTCGTGGTATTCTTCATCGTTTAAGTTAAGTCCTGTTTTTACATATACGCAATCAACACAATAACTTGAGTATTGCAATCCGCATTTTTTACAAGGCATTGTTGCTCACTCCTTATCCATCTTTGCACCGCAATGGGGGCAATAATTATACAACTCGTCTTTCCAAGAAACTAAAAATAAATAATTATCGCATTCTGAGCAATGATATTCAGTGTACCCTAAAACATCTCCAGTCGATACCCACTTTCCGCGTTTAATCTCTCGCATATCACACACGGTTGCTTCGTTGGGTTTACTTCCGTCAACTTCGATAATATGCTTAACTGTTTCGGCATTTCGTTTTGAATTAAAGTATATCGTGTTTACACTACCGTCTGCGAACGGTATATCCAACGCATAATCACCGCAGAAATCACGGATTTTTAATTTATTATCCATTTATCTTCATTCCTCCAGCAGTTCCGGATTGTCATAGATGTTGCCGATAACTTCAATATCTCTTGAATGATATTGTCTGCCTAATCCCGTATATATCGAATCATATACAATTGCAAATTCAGTTTCGTTTGTGTCATACTTAACAACACCATAGCTTTCACTGTCAGAACGGTCTGGAAAATCAACAATATCTCCCTCAAAAATTTTCGTGCCGTTCTTATCTTTCATTCCTGTGTACTGCCCGACTGTATCTGCGTAAACGGGATATTTTTCTACTGTAGGATTTTGCTGATAAATTATTGCAAAATCACCCTCACCATTCTGTGGGAAAATACCGCCGTAAACCCAATTGCTTTTTATTTTTTCACCACTCAATGTGACTTTTTCGCCATATCTGCGAGTTTGACCTCTGAATAATATTTCTCTCATAATATCCTCCTTAAATTCTTCGAAGCCTTTCGAGTGCCGTATATTCTCCGTAGCTTAAGTGTGTTCCGTGCCGCTTATTATACAAATTGATTTTCTTGCATTTTTCTTCAAGTGTATCGGATTTATTGTAATTGCGTGCGGCTGTTTTTCTTAATTTGCTGTTTTTGATGATTTCTCTGTGCTGTTGTTTTCTCATTTCAACACCGCACTCGGTGCAGTATTTTTGATTTGCACTTCTTTTTTCAAATGCTTGCATACATAATTCGCAGATTGCCTGCTGTTTCATTCTTTCATCTCCTTTACCTTTTCACTTATTCTTTTAACAAATCCGTTCTCATTTGTTAATAGCTCTATCGTCTGCAACGCAAGGCTTAGCATTTCGTCTTTGGTTGCCGCCTGCTTGTACATCTTGCGAACGAGATCGGCGGATTTCTTTATATTGTCCTGTATTCTCGTACACAGTCTTAAATACTCCTCGCCCTCATCGTGGTACTGTCTGTACTCACTCTGCAATTCCTGTTGAAGTTTCAGGCAAGTAATCATATCCCACCCCTTGTGGCGGTTGTTGTAACCGAGTTTTGCAAGTTTTGAAAAGTATTTGTATTCGGCAGGCGGATAGTCGGTATAATCAAGCTGACCGTCAATAGCTTTATCCTCAAGCCTTGCAAACTCTGTTTTGTCTTTAAAATTTGGTTTCATATATTCCTCCCTGCGGAGGCTTGTGGTGGGTTGAAGCCATTTTTAAATAACCCTTTATATATATAATATTTTATTTTTCTTATACGAAAGGTTATAAAACCCCTCAAACCCTCCTCAAGCCACCACACTAACATTCAGAACGAATAGAAATACCGGTGAAATAATTGTAATTTCTTCCCTTTATCTTCTCAAATCGTTTGGCAAGTTCGGTGCTGAACTTGGTATTTGACATACAATATTCGTTGTTGCTGTCTGCCCACGATGCATAGGCGGCATACAGCATACTTGCCTGTACAGTGCCCTCAAGAGTACATTTATCCTCGATAAAAGCAGAAATAACATCCATTTCACGCCTGTACTCTCTCACGCTCTTTAATACAGCGGCGGGCATTTGCAGGCCCTCTCTCTGCCACATCAGACAGCCGTCAATGCACCATTTAAAAATCGCTGTCATCTCCGCCTTTAGCTTATGCGTAAGGTTTTTATCTACCTTGTCCTCGGGTATCTGCACATTGAACGGTATCATATGTATTCTTCGCCAAATGCCTGTGTCTGTGCCTCTGATAATAGGTTTATGGTTTGTCGCCATCCATAATTTGAACTCGGGTTTAAACTCAAATTCCTCACTGTACAGCTTTCTTGCCGTTACCGTATCGTCACCTGTAAGCTGTTTTAAAAGTCCCTCATTCAGCCGCACACCCTCATTTGGCTCTACAGATGTAACAAGTCTTGCGCCCTTTAATCGTGCAATGTCGCTGTTTATGGCATTGCTCTGCGAGCTTTTCACCATAATGGTTTCGGGCTGAATATTCGCCGCATAATCGCCGAAAACATCTCTTATTACATCAATAAAAGTACTCTTGCCGTTTCGACCTGTACCGTAAAGAAAAAATGCACATTGTTCCGCCGTTGAGCCTGTCAGACTGTAGCCTACCGCCTTTTGAATGTATCTGATTAAGTCTTTGTCGCCTGCAAAAATATCGTCAAGGAACGCAAGCCAACGAGGGCAGTCGGCAGCATCGGCGCAATCGACCGAAGTAATCTTTGTAAAGTAATATTCGGGGTTATGTGCCTTTACATCGCCGTTTTTCAGATTAATAATTCCGCTTGGCGTGTTGAGTGCCATTTTGTATCTGTCCATTTGTATAGGCAAAATCGGAAGATGATGTTCAATTTCATTGAGCATTGCTTTTTTTGACTTATTTGAACGGCTTGATTTCATATGCTTTTCAAATGCTTTCGCCATATCTCCGCCGCTCTCTTCATCAGCCTGCAAGTAAAGCTTTGCCTCGGCTTTCATAGCCTCAACGCACTTGTCTGCCATTCTTAAGATAACACCGAGATTGTCAACGCTCCACCTCATTGAATTATAAAAATACCATTTCTTTTCCGTATAGCAGTAGCGAACATTTTCGCCAAACAGGTCAACAAACCTTTCTGCGTTGCCCATATCGTCAAATGTATATGCACGCATTTTTTCTTCGTCAACAGTCTGAATAACCTTGCCGTTGCCTATTGAAATCGAATAATCGTTTTGTTTTTTAGGGTTATAGGTCTGACTGCAACCCGATATTGCTTTTTGCAGAGTGATTACTCCGTATGTAGTGCCTGACTGCTTTCTGTCCCACTTGTCACGCATTAAACCCGATTGGCGGAAAATTGCGTCCATTTTTTCGGCATCGCAGCCGCACCAAAAGGCAAGCATATTGCAAAATGCCATATCCGCCTCGCTCTGTGATGAGTAAGCCGAAAAGTCACCGCTGTACAGAGCCTTGAAAAGACTGCCGTTCTTAGCGATGCAGGCGGCTCTGACGATGTCATCAACGGAATTTAAATTGACCGTAATATTCTTGTTCGGCTTAGGCTCTGCCGTCTTGCCGAGATATTTGGAGTGCAACGGCTTAACACTCTCGGTACAATCGTTGATGTATCCGTATTCCGAGCAGTAGTTTCCTGTCACAACGAAAAATCTGCCGTTCTCGTACATTTCAAAACCGCCCGAATCATTCTTTGCTTTTCTTCTGCCCTCGGGAAGAGTTCCCTTGCAGATTATATGAACGCCTGTTTTGCTCTGCGAAAATTCTGTGTAGCTCTGTAAAGTGTTCACGAACTCGCTGATTATGTTGTCAGTTCCGCCGTTTTGGTAATCCTGAATGTCATTCGGCATATCGTCAAGGTCAACACCGAAAAACGGCGAATTTGAGAACATAAAGCCTATGCCCGAATACTTGCCCGACTGCCTTACAGCGGTTTCAAAATCCGACCAAGTGTCCGAGTTATTCGGCATTGCAAAACCACCCGTTCTTGGATTTATCGGCTTCTTTGAAATGCCGCTGTGCGACTTCGGATCAGGGTATGCCTGCCAACACACCCAATTTTTATAGCCTTTTAATTCCTGCGGAATTGCACTGTATTTATCGTTAAAATTTGTAAATCCCATATTTTATACCTCCTTATGGATTCTTATGAATTTCATATGTACCGACTTAAAATTCAAAAGTTGCATAAATTAGTGCAATTTCCGTAAAATTTTTCTGAATTAAAACGGTAAATCATCATCAATCGGCATATCCGTAAAGCCTTGATTTGTCGGCTGAGCAGATGCATAGCTTTGCTGTGGCTGTGCATAGGCTGTAGCTGTATTGGTCGTCGTCTGCTTTGGAATATGCTTTACAGTCGGATATTTTGTAGGATTTCTCCAGCTTACTCGCTCCTGTGTTTTTCCGTTGTATTCTTCGTGCTTTATAGTTACACGCATTGGCTTATTGACAAGCTCACCGCAGAACTGCTCAAGGCTGTCGTACTCCTTGCCATCGGGAAGTCCTGCCGCCTTGCCGAGTGCCATAATCTGACCATAGCTGTATCCCTTGACCTGCAAGTCTGCGTTTGTAGGCTCTTTCTTCTTCCACAATGTATCAAATATATATCCATTTTTATAGTTCTGCTCAACATCATTTCTGATTACCATTGAGATGTTCAGATTTTCTTTGCCATTCTTTGTTACTCTCTCCTCAACCTTAGCGATAAGGCACTCATAATCGCCCTCCGGCTTGATTGAGCTGCCCTGTGTTGCTTCGTTCCAGTTTGATTTAAAACCCATGATTATTCCTCCAAAATTAATTTAATTGCTTCATTGGCACTTCTGCATATTCCTGCTACCGCACCGTTAAATTTCATCATCTGTAAAAAGTTATGCTGCTTTTCGGTTGCTCTGCCTTTTGCTGTTTTAACCTCAATGAATACCGCCTTGCCGTCTGATTTTCTGACACCGAATAAATCAGAAAAACCCGGTGGTACACCTGTGCTGAAATATCGCCCGTCCTTTGTGTAACCCTGTCCGACATTGATACGAAAAATATCGCAGTACGGTGCAATTGCAAGGCGGATTTCATTCTGTATAGCGTGTTCTTCTGTCAAGCTATCAATCCTCTCTTTCGTGCTTGATAATACGCCCAGCCGGGCTTATAGCCGTGTGTTTTTGCGTAAACAAGTAAATCGTTGTAGCTGCCGCAATCAGATGGTGAACTGAAATCGAGCTTAAAGCCCTCAATCTTTATAAGCTCTGCGGCAGTATCAAAATCAACCTTTCGCTCTGCTGTCGGAAATTCATATCCGCATCGAGGGCATACGGCTTTCTGCCCCGGTGGTGGTGCAGAGAATGTAAAAAAACACTCGGGGCATTGCTTGACCTTTGCTGCCTGCTCGTCCTCAAGCTTTTTAACACTCTTTTTCTCTCGTTTTTCAAGTGACCATGCCCTGTCATCATCAGGCATTCCGTGTCTTGCATAGTTGCCCACATGGTCAATGATTACCGCCCTTTTGTTCGGTCTGTATCGCATACATCGCATTGACTGCTGAATGTAAAGCGTAAGGCTGTGAGTAGGTCGGAGCAGAATTGTACATTCGCAGTCGGGCACATCAAAGCCCTCTGAAATCAAATCCACATTGCAAAGAATTGTAATTTTGCCGCTGCGGAATTCGTTTATAATCTGTTCTCTTTGAGCTTTCGGGGTACTTCCGTCAATATGCTTTGCCGGAATGCCTGCCTCACAAAAAGCCTGTGCCGTTGCTTGACTATGCTTAACCGTTGAACAATAGCACACCGCTTTTTTGCCGTCTGCAAGCTGTCTGTAATACTTGATTACATCTCCGAAAACTGTATTTTTAGTCATTGCTTTTTCTATCTCGGAGGCGACATATTCGCCCATTTTGGTGTGCAGTCCTGTAAGGTCGGCAACACTCGGAGCATAGTAATCATATGGGGCAAGGCAGTTATGCTCAATGAGCCACTTGGTACTTACTCCTACAATCAGCTTATCGTTGACATCACCCAAGCCGTCACCGTTTAGACGGATAGGTGTTGCGGTGACGCCAACCCTCGGCACATCTGAAAAATATTCATAAATGCGTTTGTAGCTTTGTGCAAGGCTGTGATGATTTTCGTCCGTAATGATTAACGCAGGCTTAGGAAGTTTTTTAAGCCTGCGTGTAAAGGTTTGTACCATACCAATCTGACATAAATCCATAAGCACACCCCAGCGGACAAAGGTTCTGAATATTTGGTCAACAAGCTCTCTCCTGTGAACAAGGAACAGCACCCGTTTACCGTTCCAAGTCGTCCGTCTTGCAATTTCTGCGACAATGCAGGACTTTCCGCCACCGCACCCAAGGACAATGCAAGGAGCTTTGTAACCCTCTCGCCAAGCTTGCCTTACTTGCTCCACAAGGTCATTCTGATACGGTCGAAGCTGCATTTCCGGCACCCTCTCTCTGCTTTTCCTGTTTCTTCTGCTTTATCAGCTTTGCGACACACTGCATACAGAGCTGTCTGCCATAATTTTTTATTGTGCCGTCAATAATCTGTTTAACGGTGCGTTTACCGTATGCCATAATTACATCTCCGCAATCGGAACACCTCGGAAGTTCAACACCCTTTGAGAGCCATTCTCCAAGCTGTTTACCGAGTTCGGGAGTAATTATGCCCGTCCAACTGTCAAGAAAAGTCGTATCTTTTGAAAGACTTGCATTGTGAGTACGGTCAAGCTGAAAACACATATCAAATTCATATTCCGTGTTTTCCCTCTGAACAGGGGCAAGTCCGATTTTTACAGGCACGGTTTTTCCTCTGTCATTTACTTCCATTGCATAAGCCATTTTGGCACGCATCGTAATAATTGTGTGGCAATCAACCGAAAGAATTGTATTTACAAGGTTGTTCTGAATTTTACCTGCTTCATCCCAAGCGGTATAATCGTTCTTGCCACGCTGTTGAGCAATCTGCGATTTTATATCAAGAACACCGCCCTCGTTATCCCAACAATGGGAAAAGCTGTCAACAACAATTGCACCGTCAGAACCGACAATATCAGCCGCCGATTTCACATATTCAATATATTTATCGGGTGTATATGGCGGTGTCATTGAGGCATAAAGAAATTTGCCTGTATTAAGGTCTGTCCTGTTTGCGTAAAAGCGACCTCTTTCGTGTTCTGTATCAATCAAAGCAACCTTTGACCAGTCGCCTGTAATGCCATATGCAAGATACAGACTTGACAATGTTTTTCCGCTGCCTGACGGACCTGTTACGGCAATTCGTGCCTTTGACTTTGCTCTTGTTACCTCTGAAAAATCAATCATCTGTAACACCTCACTTAATACTTAATGACTGCTTGGCTTCTATATGTACGAAGGGGATTTCTTCGCCCTTTTTGCAGAGAGCCTTGACATCATTCTTTTTCACTTCGGGCATACTGTACTTCAAAAGGTGGTCAAGATTGTGTTCCTCCGCCCACTCAACAAATGAAATTTCATCATCAACCACAAGGCTCGGAGCGTTCTTTTTAAGCGACATAACCGCTCTCGGCATATCAATCTTCTGTCTGCCGAGTGCCTGCATTGACTTAAACAGATAGGTTTTAAGGCTCTCCGCCTGTTTTTCTTTTTGTGACTGTCTTTTTGCAATTGCCGCCTTTTCGGCTTTAAGCATTTTAGCCTCGGCTTTAAGCTGTTTGATGTAGACCGCAATGCTTTCTGCTTTCTCGTCAAATTCGCCCTCAATGCCCTCGAGTGTATCAAACCACGCTGTAAGCATTTTTTCTTTGTATGCCTCAACATCTTCGATAATGTCGCCGTTGCCGTCAATCGGCTGACCGTCTGCGTCAGTATCGGGTTCATATTCGTTTATGTCTTCAAATTGGCTGAATAATTCAGCAAAGCTTTCAGTAAGCTCATAAAGCTTCATTGTTGCTCCCCCTTAAAGATTTATGTTTTGTGTGGCAAGTGCTTCTATTAAATGTTCAACCTTGCCCTTGAAAAATTCCTTGTCCTGTGACTGCTTGGCGAAATCGAGCATACGGATAAAGCTGTCATATGCAATCGAAAAATATGCCTTAAAGACATCCTTGTCATCTGATGTACCGTCGGCAGTCTGAACATTTTTCAGCCTTTCTTCATACTCCTCTTTCTGCCTGCGAAGAGCCTCCTGCTTTTCGTCCTCAAGCTGTTTCCTTACGATTTTCTCGTTCTCACGATATTCTGCTTCGAGTTCGTCATTGCGTTTGATGTTCTCACGCTCAAGTGCTCTGATGGTTTCGTTCAGTCTGCGCTCATTATCGCTCGGCTCTGCAACGGCAACCTCAATAGGGCGGCTTTCAAGCTCCTGAACTTTATTCGTCAGCTTGAAATTTTTGTTCTTTTCCTCTGCAAGCTGATTTTCAATATTGCGATAGCTTTCTTTTGAAGTGTCCGCCTGCTGCTTGTAATAGTCTGCGTCTTTCTTAGCGTTATTGAGCTGTCTGCAATAGTCAATGCTCTTGTCGGTTGCCTCCTGCTTTTCGTCTTTCAGCTTTTCGATTTCAGCTTTTAACTGCTTGACCGTTGTGTTTTCAAGGTCAAGTTTTTCGGCGATTTCTGCCTGTTCGGGTTCGCTTATTGTGGCGAGAAGTGATAGCTTTGTCATTCCAATTTGTCCAATCGATTGGACATTTTCAGGATTTATTTTTTCTACAATAGAAATATAGTTATATGCGTTACTGCGTTTCATACCTACTTCATTCTCGCAGTACTCCTCAAAATTCGTGTAGCCAAGCTCCTTATACAGCTTGTTGTCACGCATAGTCTTGAGTCCGTTGCACATATCCCATATGTTCTGTTGTGCAAGGTTTGCGCTGACAATTATCTTCTGATGCAGTTCAATTGCCTGCTTATGCTGTTCGCTTACTGTTATTTCTGACATTTTTTATATCCTCCAAAAATTCAGCGTATTGCTTTTCAAATTTCTTGATTTCATCCGGCTTTTTAAATCCGCTGTCACGCTCATTTCTGTAACCGTGGCATTGTATTATTTCCAATGTTTCAGGATTTACTTCAATCGTAAAAAACGGGATTTTCGGTTTATCTTTATGACGAATAAAAAGTATTATCGTGTCACCTCTTGCGTGCCGTCTTACATATCCGCCGACACAATGCTTAAGAATTTTTCCCTCTGAAATAATTTCTTCGCCTGTTTCAGGCGCAAGCATTACAAGATTTTGCGTGTCCATCAACAGAGGCTTAAGAGTTTTTGCCCTCTTAGCTATCATTTCCGCTTCAGCCTTATTTGTGTAATAAGCAACCTTTTCAACGGCTCTGTCGTGAGCCTGTTCAAGATGAGCAGGCATCAGCTCTTCAATTCCCTCGGGAAGTCTTTTGCAGTTGTCGAGATAATCCTTCCACAGCATTACTCTCTGATGATTCTTGCCGTACTTCAAAATCTGCCTGTATTTAACACCGGCATCGTGAATTTCGTTAACGGCAAAAGTTCCAAGCTTTGACATACTGCTTACAAAACCGCTTGCGTTCTGAATGTTCGGTTCTTCTTTAATAATGTTGCGGTAAAGCTCAATTTCGTTTGTGTCATATTCGGCAAAGCTGTGTATATCTGTCTTGCGACACCCAAGCATTTTAAGCAGATTGTTTTCTTTCCAATGGATTTTGTTTAGCTTTAGCTGACCGTTCATCAATAGGTCTGCAATCCTATCAAATCCGCCTTTAATCAAATACTCTGCATTGTTGTGTCGGACATATAAGTTAAGCCACTTTAAGATTTCGTGAACTGTGTACCTATCTGAAAGCTCATCCGCACACGAATATCTAAGATCCGTATCAGCTATTACATCAAGATTTAAAAGTACGGTTGAATCCCAGCCTGAATACAAGGTTTTTTCTGACGGACCCCAATACCACGCTAAGCCCTGTGAAGCAGAAGGAATAATTCCGTCTGTTTTCATCTGATAAAATGATTTGCCGTACCAGTTGTATGCAAATCTTTGCATTGCGTGTTGTTCATATACATACAGATATTCATTTGAAAAAAAATATTGCGGCATCATTTCGACAGGATTTTCGTTGTAAATATCTTCCGAAAATCTCTGATAAACCGTTACAAATCTGATGTACAGTCTGCCGTTTTGAGCAAAACAAAATCCAAACTTGCGACTTCTTCCAAGTTTCTTTCTGCCGTAATGCAAAGCCTTTGCTTTGACGGTCTCACCACAATGGTTGCATATGTGAATTTGATTATGTGCAAGACTGAACGGCTCATTAAGATGCCAGCAACGACAGCTTGTACAAAAGCAATCACATCTGCCACTGCCTTTATTTTCATAAAAGGCATACTGTGGGAAATACTGCACTATTTGCTCTTCGTTTTCAACTGTAATATCAGGAATATTCTCGAGCAGATATTCGGGATTTTTAATCATACCGACACCTACCAATCTATAAGATTGCCGAGGTCAAGAGTAACCGGATCCGTTTTCTGCTCTGCTACATCAGGCTCTTCAAGCTCATACTCGGACATATGTATCTGCATTGCGAAAGTAACCTTTGCTCCGGGGAAAATCTTACCGACAATCTGCTGATACACATCAAGGTCGGAAACTGCAGCGGGGAGTTTCTTTCCCACTTCGTCAATCAGGTTTTCAAGGTTCTCTGCAGCCGAAACGGCTCTTGCAAATTCCTCGTTTTGCTCTGAAAATTCGCAGAGCATTTTCTTTACCGGCTCAAGAATTGCTTTAGATTTACGGTCTTTAAGATTTTTTTCGTTGCACAACTTGATTTTTTTTGTTGCAGAGGATATAATTGAGTTAGGCTTATTGTTCTTTGTGCTTGTGGCATTCGCGGTGTCACAGGCACTTTTTTTATTGCTCATTTCTTCACCTCCTCCCCGAAAACATCATATACATACATACTGTTAATGCGTTTTCTAAGCTTGATGTTCTCCTTGCGGTAGCCGTTGATTGCGTCATTCTTAATGCAAAGGTCAAGTCTTGCGTTCTCAAGCTCAATCTGTAGGTGCTTAACTAAGCTATGTAAGTGCTTGTTTTCGTCTTTAAGACTGCGTTTTGTTTTAATGTGTCTAAGTGCCATTTGTTATGCCTCCTTTCTGCTGATAAACATTTCTAAAAGCTGTGTAGTCTGCAAAACATCCACACCACTTGCATATGCTTTGAGCCTGTCGCAAGGAATATTGTAAGTCCATCTGCCCTTTTCGCTCTGTACTGCTGTACCAATCGGCAGTGCTTTTTGCTTTAAGCCGTCATACACGAAATTGAGAGCAACGCCGAGGAACTTCGCCGCTACAGTTGGCGGAACATCGTCATATTCCTGACCAGTTTTTGGGTTGATAAGTAAAGTGTTGTTCATCTCCTCATCTCCTTTCTGTTGGTGTGTTCACGCTGTTTTCTGCTGTTTGACAAGAACTTTTTCAAGTTCTACTATTCTTTTCGATATTTTATTGCTTTACACGACCTTAAATGCTATGATTAACTATGAAAGGAGGTGCACACTATGTCAACTTCTCATAAAGACCTCATTCTTGATAAATCAGAAGTGAGAATACTTAGGTCCTTATATAAAGGTAATAAACTTTTAAAACAAGATGTTGACTATAAATTTAAAGAAAAATATTCTTTCTTGTTGCGTTATCATCTTATTGACTATTCACCCGATCCTAAATACTACTGTATTTCTAAAAAAGGGAAAATGTTTTTACTATACCGCAGAAAAGAAAAAATCCGTTTTTGGGTCCCGATAATTATTTCGGTAATAGCGTTAATATTGTCTGTAGTTTCCATATTAATGCCACCAGTGATAATAATAGAGCGGTAACCGAAATAGTCAATGCAAGACCGCTCCTGAAACCCTCTCGGTATGCTCTCTCTATCTTGACATCATACTTGCCAAGCAGATAAAACGAATGAAGTAGCTTTTCGTCAATAACTTTGTTTAGATTATCTTCTAATTCGTCATCGGTTGGAATTTCACTTGAACAAATTGTCTCAACTTCTTCATCGTCCAAATAGTCAAGTTCATTGTAAAACATTGCTCTCACCTCGCTTTCTGCTTGCCGCTGTTAGGCAGACTTGTTTTTATCGGACAGTGTTTCACAAACGCCCTGCACATATCCATTAACGAAGTTCTGCTTGCTTTCAGGTAATCTCTTGATAAGTTCAATAAGCTGTTTTATATCTGCTCTATCTTTTGTTGCTGTTGACATTGTTGTTGTTGACATTCTTTTCACCTCCTTTTGTGTTATCCTATGACAACATTATACATCATAAATCGTTATCTGTCAACAACTTTTTTGAAAAAATTTTAGAATTATTTTTAAAGTGTTGTTGACAAACAACACTTAATTTGATATAATTATTATAGAAGGGAGGTCAAAATGTTGGATATACCGAATAGGATAAAAGAACTTAGAAAGGCATTAAATTTATCTCAAACTAAGTTTGGGGAAAAGCTCGGAGTAAGTAAATCTGTCGTAGTAAATCTTGAACTTGAGCGTGTTGAACTAAAAGAATTCATGTTAAATCTTATTTGTAAAACATATAATGTAAATCCTCTGTGGCTTACAGAAGGCAAAGGTGATATGTTCTTTGAGGTTGCTGATGAATTTCTTGATGATTTAGCGATTGAGTACGAATTGACAGACATAGAAAAAAAGATTGTTTCAAACTTTGTGAAACTTCCGCCTGCGGAAAGAGCGCAAGTTATTGAAACAATCAAAAAATTATTTACATAAAAAAAGAGGGTGGCTTAATCGCCACCCTTGAAGCAAACAAAACATATGTAATCATATATCCTTTTAAGTATTTTTCTATCGGTAATCTTTTCTAACATTTCTATTATGTATTGTTTGTAATTCTTCATATCCGTTTCTCCTTTCGTTTCGGCTATGTTTTAATTATAGAACACCTGTTCGACAATTGCAACCCCCAAATTTTTCCATTTTTTTCAAAGTCCAATATTCAGGACTTTGCTTTAAAGCATTACCATCCGAACATAAGCAATAAAAAAACCGCCCTATCCTGCGCCAACAGGATAGGACGGAAACCATTACACACAGGGTGCGACGGTGCAGTTAAACGCAATATAATTGTACCATACTCCCTTGTGTTTTGCAAGTTTTGCAGATAAATAACACAAGGGCTTTTTGCGCCCTTTTTTGAGGTGAAATATGAAAAAATGTATCAATAAAAGGTGCAACAGAGAGTTACAAGATGATTTCATTTTTTGTCCTTACTGTGGTAAAAATCAATCATCTGACAAGCCAAAAAGCAGGCGCAGAACAAAAGGAACAGGAAGCATTTATATACGCAAAGACAGCAAATCAAAACCGTATGCGGCGGCAAGCTCCGTAACGGGCAAGCAAGTTTATTTAGGCGCTTTTGCAACAAAGCGAGAGGCGGAAAATGCACTCAAAGATTACGAGTATAATCCTGTCAATGGATTTAATATGACGCTTGAGCAGTTGCACGAAAAATGGATGAAAACCAAAGCATACGCAAAACTCGGCGACAGTGTGAAGAGCAACTACGCAAGTGCCTATATAAAATTAAAGCCTTTGTATAAGCGTAAATTTAGGGATTTACGCACATCAGACTATCAGTACATAATAGACTATTACGATAACCCACACCACGAAGTTGGCGCCGGCGGCAAATTAAAATATCTTGACAAGAACGGTAAGGGCACTTATAAGGTCACAAACACACCGAAAATCTGTGAGGGCTTAGGTTACTCTGCATTGCATAAAGTCAAGTGCCTGCTTACTACACTGTACACCTTTGCGATGAAAGAGGATATAGTAAACAAAGACTACGCAACCTTTATCGAATTGCCTGAACAGGAAGAAACTACAGCTACAAGATTTACAGAAGTGCAGCTTGAACTCATCAAGCAGAATGTGGGTAAAGTGCCATATATGGATTATATCTACATAATGTGTTATGTCAACTTTCGTGTTTCCGAGTTTCTTGAGCTAACACCTGACAGATATAAAGTAACTGATTCAGGTATACATTATTTTGTCGGCGGTAAGAAAACCGATGCCGGCAAAGACAGAATAGTGCCGGTACATCCTAAAATACAACAGCTCGTTCAGAAGTGCATTGAGAACGAGGGCGAAACAATCTTCTGCAGAATACACGGAGGTTCAGAGTTCGGCAAAGCGATGAACAAAGATTATTTCTTAAAGTATTGTTTCCGCCCTGCAATGCAAGCCATAGGCTTAAGTGATGAATACACCCCACACAGCTGCAGACGAACATTCTCTACCCGAATGTCCGCAGCAGGTGCAAGAGAGGAAGATATAATTGCACTTATGGGCCATACAGACTACAAAGTCGATATTGACCACTACATCATCCAAGAGGTTGACACTCTTTACAACGCAATCAAATTGCTGGCATAAAATAAGCCGTCCGATTATATTTCGGGCGGCTTTTGTTGTAGAAAATCTGTAGTTTATCTGTAGTATAAGAGATTAAAAGGCATAAAAAGAGATGAATATTCTCTTTAAAGCAAAAATATTTGAACACAGAAAAAAGTCAGTAAACAAGCCATTTTTAGCTTATTTACTGACTTTTACTTTGGCTCCCCCAACTGGGCTCGAACCAGTGACATCATGATTAACAGTCAAGATGTTTATTTATAAAAGTTCAGTGTTTATCGGCACTTTCAGCTTTATAAATAAAGGTCTGTAGTTTATTTGTAGTAAAAATTATAATTGTATTGATTGGTATTTCGTAGTATAAATTAAACAAAGACAAAGCCCCTCGACTACCATTTTGGTACTCGAGGGGCTAAATTTATTTACGCTATTCTTTTTTATTTGTTTCTGAATCTGTCTTGCTGTCAACCGAGTCTTTCAATCTGTGTACAATTTTAACTAAAAACGGTGGGATCGGTGTTCCAAGCTCGCTCAGATTTTCGAGAATACTTATAAGCTCATTGATGATAAGCCATACAGCTACAATCAATCCAAAGCAGTAGCTGCTGTAGTCAATTCCCACGCTTCCGAGTCCTGCGCAGATAAGATAATCAACAACACCGCCCACGCATACGAGCACAAGGTAGCTAACTTTCTTCAGTATTCCGATTAAGCCTGTCTTGCTTTCAAGTTCTCCGCTTTTCCACGCAGATGTCATTCCTGTTGCATAATCTATTATCATTACAACGATAAGAATTGTGAGCGGTACGAGCAAAACATTGAAATATGCCGCCAATGCACCGATAGCTACTGATACAGTAGCCTGAATAATATTGTCTTTCATTTTATACCTCCTGATTAAGTCAAAGTAATCTGCAAGCCGTCAATTTTAGTGCCGAGAAGTCCTGCGTAACCGTCCTGTGAGCTGTCTTTTTCTGTGTTGTGCTGCCAATCCCAGAAGTCTGCACGCTGCTTACGCACTCTGTATGTAGCTTTATAGTCACCCACACCGCTGAACTCAACCTGTATAGCGTCAATAACTTTACCTTTAATGCCTGCATAGCCATTGTTGCTGTCGTTGATGTCATAACCGTCAACCCAAGGTAACCAATCTCCGTTAAGCAAATGCACTCTGTACTTGATGTTGCCCTTGCTGACTTTTACTGCAACGGCTGAAATAGCTTGTTTCTTTCGTCCTGCTACATTTGATAACCCCTTGACCTCATTGTACCACTTGCCGTCTGCAAAGACTCTATATGTCAGCGTTGGCTTTTTAACCTTTGTTTCAGATTTGCCGAAGATGTTATCGTTGTAAATTACATTAGTATCAATATTTCCGCCATAGCCGTTGATTTTGCCTGTCGAGCTGTTCTGCCAAATATCACATTTTAGTTCATTTGAGAAATTATATTGAGCAAGCCAGATACTGTACTTTTTCTTTAATTTATCGTAATCGAGATAATTATTAAACCAATTCAGATTAGCATATACTGCTCTGTAGTTACTTTTCTTGATTGTTTCGCAAAAGCGTTCCGCAATTTCTGTAAGTTTTGCTTTGCCGAGTTTAACAATTGAATTATCTTCCAAATCATAATAAATTGGCATATCGAAATATTTATTTTCAACACACTCAAGGCAGGCTTTTGCTTCTTTTTCTGCATCATCGACACTATCAGCATAACTGTACCAATAGGCACCGATTTTAAGTCCAGCCTCTTTAGCATTACGGTAATGACTTTCAAACATCGTATCCTTTTGTGATGTTTCTCTGCCATAACCAGCCCTTATTATTACAGCTTTTATGCCGTCATTTTTCATTTTGTTGAAGTCGATATTCTGCTGAAATTCCGAAATATCAACACAAGTAATTTTTGACATATTTATACCTCCCACACTGCCATAACCGCATTATAATATTCTTCTGAAAGTTGTTCTTTTAAATTTTTTTTGTCATCTTCACAATTTGTGTAAGCGTTGCGAACATTGCCGCCGACCTGCACATCTTCGCCGTTAAGGGTTATAAACTTCTGTCTTAACACACTCACACTATCCTTTGTAAGCATATCAAGCGTAATTTTTTCTTTAAATTCCATATGGTTACCTCCTACTTTCTGATATATGTAACTGTAAAATTGATCATCTCATCCTCTGTAAATTTATCCGTTTGTGAGGTGATGTAAACCCATGATCCCTTAATACGGATATTTCTCAACTTACTTGTGGTTGAGAATACAGCAATACTCGATAAACTGCTTTCGTCTTTTATTGGGAAAGGCAAGCCTGACAACTGAATATACGTTCTATTAGCAATAAGTTTTGTAATGTTTACTGACACTGTAGCTACATTGCCGTTTTTCACATAATCGAATCTTCCAGCACAGCCCTCATAAATTGCTTGAGCCGGAGATAATTCTCCTGTACCGATCTCAATATTTGAGCTATCATATTTTTTTGCAATACTTTGATTAAGAGTATTAACACTGTTATATAAGGTACCGCTTGTGATATAGTTAGGACTATTCTCTTTAGGTGCGGTATCAAATGGCATTGCGTCAAGTTTACGGAGTAATGCCTTATTCAGATATGTTTTATCGTAAGCGTCTGTAATTCCGTAACCGGCAAGAGTATTCGCCTTATCAGCTTTAAGATTAA